CTTAGATTCAGGCCCCATCAGCTCAGAAACGATGAATCGAAGCTGAGTTTGAAGATTGCTAGCTGCTGCGGCACCACCAGCAAAGCGGATCAAATCCTGCTGGCGGGTTCCGGTCCATTGCGCTAAGCCATAGCCGCCGACACCACGTGGCAAGCCAACAGTACCGCCTTCATTGACACGTGGATTCAAGCCTGATTCACGCATGAGGTTGCCGAGAACACCTGCAGCTTGCGCAGGGCTGAGTTTCAGTGCCTGCTGGAGTGATTTGGCAATTTGCGCTCCGAGGGACTCGGCCTGCTTACGAGAACCACTACTGCCGCCTGCGGCAGCCGTACCACCGCCACCTGCCCTGCCACTGGTCAGTGGTGGCGGAGCACTGATCGCCTGTGGTGCCGCTGCAGGTGGCTTGATCTGCCCGGTGCGGTAGCCATAGGATTCGATTAGGTCACGTTCACGCTGAGATCTGATTTCCTGAAACTGGCGGTTACGCTCAAACGGATCGCGGATATTGCGGCGGTTTACGATGTCTTCTGCTTCTCTGGTTGCTTGATCTAAAAGCTGTTTACGTTGCGTCTGATCTAAGCCAAACGACTTAGCCCTAGCGCCAGCACCTATCAGCTGATTGATCTGATTAACAGCAAATATTGCTTCGTTTAATACTGTCCTGATCGCTGGCGATAGAGCAGCACCAATACTACGCGCTAACTGCTCAACGCCGTCAGTCAGCGTAGATAGCTTGCCACTAAGGGTTGTACTTTGTGCAATCGCACCATTGGCGTACTTACCACCAGTGTCTGTTAGCTTAATCAACGCATACTCAACAGCTTCTGCACTGATCTGACCTTTCTCCAGTGCTTTCTGAAATTCAGCACCACTAAGCCCATATTCCTTCCTAAGCACTTCTTGAAGGGCAACACCACGCTCTTGGAACTGCAGCAGCTCTTCACCTTGCAAACGCCCTTTGGCCTGCACTTGGCCATACGCTGTCGCTAGTTCTTGCAGGTTGGCACCAGTTGCACCACTGACGTCCGCAAGACGACGAGTAGTATCAACAACATTGGCAGTCTCAACACCAAATGCCTGAAGACGTTTAGCAGTCTCAATCAGCTCCGTGCTGGTGAATGGCGTTATCGCACCAAGCTGCTGCAACTCTTGAATAATCTGCTTGGCGCGCTCCACACTGCCCGTAAGGACCTGCAAACTACGTGTCTGAGTTTCGAGCTCAGCTGTTTTTCCGAAGACAAATCGTACAGTTTCAATCCCGGCATAAGCTGCAATCAGATTCTTTGCAGCGCCAGCCAAGCCCATCAGGCCCGGATTCGAGCGGCGTGCTGCGTCATCAAGTCCATTCAGTTTTGCCTCCAGCTTCTGGATCTCAGCTCCGTACCTTTGAAACTCACGACTACCGATCTTGGCTTGTTCCTGTAGGCCACGGAAAGCACCGATGCTACTTTTGATGCCAGCAATCGTGCCATCATTAGCACGTGCGAACTGAAACGTTGCTGATCGCAACGTATCCATATCCTTAGCAGTTGTCTTGCTGCTCTGCGCTAAGTCCTGAATTGATCGCTTCACGCGATCGATATTGCCGCCGCCTTTTACCTCAGCACTAAGCCGGATTGCTGTATCCAGGCTCATCTGTGCCATTCTCTATCCAGTCACCAGTCCTACCCTCAGGTTAGCCACTATGCACCACATTCAAGAACTCACGTTCCATTAGCCGTAGGTCCTCCAGCATCCACACACGATCACGACGCTTAATGCCTTCTTCCTTTGCCCAGTACAGAAACACGCCATAGTCCATGCCCGTCGCACCATTCATCCCAACACGCCACTGCGTTTGCATTTTCAGAAACCAGATCACCACATCTAGGTTCTCGGGCAGCAATCCATAAGATTCAGGTTCAGCCGGTGCTTCAGGAACCGCCAGGCCAAATACCGCAGCGGCATCAGCCGCATCCTTGCCATCATCGGCTGGCTCACCCTTCGCGGCAGCGGCGATGCACCGCGCCGCACCGATCAGTTTTTTGCTCTAAATCCTCCGGCCTTCGCAGCACTCTTCTCAGTTGGTGTGCCAAGGCTTTCGGTCCATGCATTAAAGACTGCAGCAGCAGCACCTTGAATCCGATAGAACCGTGCTTTGCTTACATCATTGAACTCGACCGGTTCACCAGCTTCATCCACAACCTCTTCACCCCAGCCGCATAAAACAGCATCAGCCAGATCCTGATAGCTACAAGGCAGTGGTGCGGTCATCGCATCCTCGGCCTCTGCATCGCTGCTATACCCCTGTAGTGCTTGCAGCCGACGACGTAAGGCGACCAGCATCTGATTATGCTGATCCTGCAGCTCCTGGCAATCCTCCTGATCCAGCACACGAAAATGTGCCGTGAACTTATACGCCTTCTTCACGCCACCTTTGGCGGGAAGGTCAACAGATACCGGCCACTCGATGTGATCCGGTTGATAGAGATGAAACATCAGTAGAAAATCAGTCTGGTTTCGTCGTTACCACTGGTTGGCAGTGCAGTAAATGGAATCTGCATCATGTCCACACCATCAGTATCACTGAAGCTAAGGTCACCACTGATTGCACACTTGGGTGCATAGAAGATCGTGCTCTGGGTTTCAGTTGTACCCTGCTGAACGAGGAACGGGCCATCACTGGCGCCGGTATTATCTGCAGCTGCGGTGAAGAAATTCTTCGTAGCAACTGATGGGTTTTCGATGGTCAGCGTACCGTTTGGATTTGGCCTGTCAGTAATCAGCGCTTCAGTGGTACAACCAATCAACGAACGGAAGGTCGTAGACAGTCCCCAGTCAAACGTAAACCCTTCAGAACATGGCCCAAAGCTCTGGAACCGCAGCGCTTTGGTGTGCCTTGGTGTCACCGGTACCGGTTCAGCTTGGTCGCCGTAGGTGTACGATTCAGTTGATTTCGCGGTTGGTGTCACATACCGACCGACACCAGTGATCGTAAACGTGCCATAGCCATTCAACGGTGCATTTAATGCAGGACTACCGCGGAAGCCTTCAATCCGATGGACGTTCTGATCCTTCACTGCTACCAACGTGCAGCTAGATCCATTACCAAAGCTGCTGATCGGCTGATACAGGCTCAATGCTGGGATCTTGTATTCACTGCTGGCACCAGGTACGAACGTCGCTGTAGACGGCACCACAGTGGCGACCTTGGTGGAACCGTTGTAGGCAGTGATCACACCAGCGTGATCTTGACCATTGCCGCTGGTAATGATGATGGGATAGCCAACATAGACATCAGTGACAGCACTGGCGCCAGAGGCAAGCGTAATGGTGTTAGCACCACCAGCCTGGGCAGTACCTGTGATCTCGGCTGAACTGGTCAGATTCATACCCGATGCCAGCAGCAGCGGCGAGAACCGCGGCGACGTAGCAGCAACACCACTACCACCCCATTCAAAGGTGATCGTCACCGCCACGTGTTCATTCGTCAGCGGTTGCCGGTCAGCACCAAGGAATCCTTTGATCACATTGCGCTGGACGCGCTCACCCGTGATCGGATTCACCTCCATGCTCACGATCTTCACCGCATCGGTAGCGGCGATGGAGCTACCCAACGTGCCGTAGGTGGTTTCGGCTTTCGCCAGCAGGAAGCTGTTGCGGATCAGCAGTGCCATCAGTCCTGAGCCTTTGGTGCGGGTTTGACAGTCTTCGTGGGCTCAGCTGGTTCCTTGTATTCAGCAGCAGGCACCACCTCACCCGATGGCAACATCACGTATTCGCCACTCTGGCCGTGGTGTTCATATTGCTCGGGCATTGTGTGTTGAGCATCCACACCATCAGCCTAAGGACATCAAGGCTGGGCATTGATCGCATCATCACGCGTGCGATAGCGAATCAGAAACTTATGACCAATCCATCCTGCGGTAAGGTCCGCTTGCTCATATTCAGGCCGCCAGCCATCAGGCTGCACATCATGCGCTAGCCCACCCATCGTGCGATCAGCCATCATCTTGGCGTGTACATCAACACCGATCGGATCCGCCAGCTGATCTGGTACATCACCACGAACGTAGATCTCGATCAGTACCGGCAGCACCTGATCCAGCCGCCCAAGGCTTGCACCGATGGTACGTGGTGCGTTAGATGGGTTGTCCTCTCCAGGACTGATGCTGATCGCTGGTGCTTCGCTGCGGCTGTAGGCCTGTGTTCTGGAGCGGTAGATCCTATTGCCGACCTGCACAGTACCAGGCAGGGTGACGGTAGCAATCCGGTTCAGAATCTGCTCGCGGATACTGGCTGGTGTGGTCATGGTTCGGTTACCTCCTTCAATTCCTGCTGCAGGTGCAACAACATGGCGCGATCAGCAGCAGTTTGCGGTGGCGGCTTGAGCTGCAACTCCAGGATGCGAGTCTTTAGCTGCTTGGCATAGAGGCTGTTGAGTTGCACCTTGACTTCATGGGCCTTGGCGTAGCGGTTTTCAATGGTGACCGTCCCTCCGATCAGGGTGACCAGCAGGGCCACACCGGCAGCCGTGATCTCCAAGCTGCGGTTCATAGCGTTCCTCCAAGCACCTGCACGAACTCAGCGGGAAGGTGACACGCCACAGCCGTGGCAGCCACGGCATCGAGCACCGTCTGGGGGATCAGGCCCGCTTGACGCAGTGTGGTCCAGGTGACGGCGAAGTCTGATGTGGTGCCAAATACAGCGGAGTTCAGCGCAGCAGGCAAGCTCATCACAGCCAATGGCGCTGAGGGCATGGCGGCGCCCATCGCAGCATTCACTTCTGCGGAGGTGAGCATGGCAGTCTTGAAACTCAGCCAGTCCGGCAGTGGTGGCGTAGGTGGCCGATTTTGTAGTTCCCACGCCTGAAACCATTGGCCATCCTGCTCAACCGGAGTGGTTTCCACGGCTTCCTGCAGCGCTGGATCGTGCTCGGGAGGCTCAGTTGGCTGCGGTTGAATGATCACAATCGGCGGTGATAGCGTCAGCCACGAGGCGATCTCTCCCGGGTGCGGTGCATCACTGACTGACAGCCATGGCTCATCACGCCGCAGCATGGAAAAGTCATAAGGCCAAACTGGGCCAGTGGGAAACAGGCGAAGAAGTTTAGGCATGATCAAAGTCCGTAGCGACTCTTAAGAGCATCATGGTTCTGTGTAACTTCTGATGCAGATAAAGCGCGATCATAAATAGCGACAACGGCTATTCTACCGTTCAGGGCTTGACTGCCACTATGCTGTGATTTTCCAATGAATAAATTGGAAGATGGCTGGATGTCTTTACTGAAAGCAAGCGACGAAACATAGGAGCCATTTCGATACCACTCAACAAAGTTGCCATTTCTTACGAAGCAATGATGATACCAGATATTAAGTGTTGGCACAAAGCTAAATTCTCCCATGCTAGTGTCCCCCATGGCATATACGCCAATTTGTAGGTTATATTGCGGCCTAATCAATAGAGAGTCAGTCCAGCTTCCGTTTTCACAAAGGGTGTACCAAGTTGGCGTAGCATTAAACATCACCCAAAACGCATACGTCCAGTTAGCAGTGCGGTGTATTAAGTTGGCATTCGACACTGATACATGATCGCCACCATCAAACGCAATACTTCCGCCATCAGAACTGTTGTAAGAAGGGGCGCTTGAGCCGGTCCCAAATGTTCCATTTGTTCCCTTGCCGCTTAAATCAGTCCACGTAGTACCACTGCCGGGATACGATGCTGTATTACCTGCATCTAAATGCAGGAGCAGTCCGTTTGTGATAATCCCAGCGGCGGCGGCTGGTGTTACGGTAGAAAGAAAAGCTGGATCAGGAAGTTTAAGGCGGGTCACGCTTGCACTCCATAAGCAGCCACACAATCAGAATCTGCAGTGCCGAAAAACGACAACGATAGGATTCCTGTTTTACTTGCAGCGATATTGGCGGGCTTGCTACCAACGAACACCCATCCAGCGGGAACAGTTAGTGTGCGTTGCGTGGCATCACAAATCAGGCGCAAAGTAACAGTGCGACCTGCTGCACGGTTTGACGTTGTAAACGTCAAGTTGCCAGTCAGCGAAATCGTAAAATAGCCACCATTGCGCGAAGCCATATCCAGGTCTACGGTCGCCGCATAGGTGATCGTGTTGGCGCTAAAGGTCAGCGGTAATGCAGAAACATCCGACGCGCTTGGCATCGCATGAACGTGATCAGCACGAGCAGCCGTTGAACCGGTGCCAACTGCTGCAGTGCCAAGAGGCTCTGGTGTAGTGCTGCTGAGCGCGGTAGGCGTCTGCCACGATGGAGCTGACCCAGAACCACCCGAGGTCAGCACCTGCCCTGAGCTGCCAGCTCCCCCGGCCAGGAGGAGCCTTGCTTTCAGGTCAACATCAGCAAGGAACTCCCTTGCCATCAGCCAAGCACCACGACGCGGTACTGGTTTGACGTAGGAGCTGAGCTGAACTTCAGCGTCACCGTGTTGGTGGTGCTGTGCTCCACATCGCACTCCACCTCGTCATAGTTACCGCTGTTGCGATACACAGCCACCGTCAGATCCCGGCTGGCCAGGTTATGGGTGATGGTGTAGCTGGTGGCACTGCCGTCACCAAAGGCCGCTGCGTACCGCTTGGGGGCACCGCTCCAGGTCTTCAGCTTCAGCGGCGTGACAATCCGTGCATCATCAGTGCCGGTGTCCGTCTCGCCCTGCGTGGCGATCTCGGCAATCCCCGCAGTGGTCTCAGAGGCACTCGGCGCAGTAGTGCCAAAGCTGCTGAAGATGACGTTGCTGGAGTCAATCGTGCCGTTGACCTGGGTCTGACGGAACGTGGCGCCGGCATCGGTGCCTTCCTCAACGCTGACTACGGCCTGCTCCAGCTCAGCAAAGGTGCTTGCATCCAGCGCCCGTGTGGCGGTGGTACTGGCGCCATTCCAGACATAGATGCCGTTCTGGCTCTGAGTCGTTTGCGATCGCACCAGCACTCGATCGCCACTGCTCATCGTGATGCCATCAATCGTGGCGCCAGGGGCACTCAGATCAATGTTGCCTTGGGTAGAGACCCGCACGGAGTCTTTCCAGGCCAAGCCTTCAACCGCTGAATCGACGTAACCCTTTGTTGCCGGTTCGCCCGAGCTGGCCGGAGTTGGCAGATTCAGGATCTTGGAAACTGACCCAAAATCAAAGTCAGTAAGAATGGAGCGTGCCATGTCAGTTCAACCGTGCAAAGCCGGCAATAGGGGTTGTGAAGTTCACTACAGTTACATTCTGGCTAGTATGCACCACATCACCTTCAATCTCTTGGCTGCCAG